TAAGCTTAGTATCTTGCTTTTGCTGTAACGCTGCTATCTTGTTCATTATAACTGCTACATCTGATAAAGCCAATTCCTTTACTAACTGCTTAGGAATGTTAGATAACGCTGCTATTGTTTCTGTTGCTTCTTCTGTCTTAGTACCTGTTTCAAAGTCAATAAGTTGCAACCACTTCTCTAGAGTTACATCTTTCCAACTACTAATAAGTTTAAACTCTTTTACCTTACCTTCCTTTTTAACTTTTACTTTCATCTAATATATAATAGAAATTTGTTGTTTTTAGTTTACTGTACGTAATACTTCCCTGCGTTAGGGTTATCTAAGTGGTAAATAACATTGTATCTTACACCATCTATTGCGTGGTTGTAGTTGTCTACATAAAGCTTTGAGCCTTTATCAGCGTATATGTAATTGTTTAATTCTTTAGCTATGTTTGTACTTTCAGGTGTTATGATAAGCTCATAGTCTTGCATACGAGTTATTCCACTTTCAATAGTTCCTTTTTTTACAGGTTTAATGTTTACTCCTAAATGTCTAAGGTCTGCAATTAGTCTTGGCTCTGCACTATCAGCTATAATAAGTTTATTATCTACTTTGTCTAATATGATTTGAGCTAATTCGTTTGACTTTAAGCCGTTCTTATAGATATGTTCTTTTAAATATATCTTACGCTTCCTTTTATCAATAGCAACTTCTGTAAGGCTATCAGGGTCTACACTAAAACCAAAGTCCATTCCACAAGAAGTCTGAAGCCCATCAGGATTAAATTCACCTATACTCCAATTTTCAAAGACTACTCCTTCTGCTTTATCTAACCAACCTCCAAGTATTTTGTGCTGATACTTTTTAAAGTTTCTATGCTTTATGCTCTTAATACGCTCTAGGAAGCTCTGTGAGAGGTTTTCTTTGTTGTCTAGGTAGTTGGTGTGTATATAGCATACATTGTCCTTAAAACCGTTAAAACCACCTTCTATGCCTTTGTCTTCAAAGAACCTTTTATATATCCAATGTTCTTTAGTAACAGGATTGAGTATAAGTATAACTCTATTGTGTATTCCTTTTTCCCTAATACTTAAATCAATAGTATCAAAAATATTCTCATCTACAAGCTCTTCAGCTTCATCTAATACCCAAGTGCTTATTCCTTGCAAAGACTTAAGACTTGCTGTTTGGTTACCTGCTGAAGTTCTAATTCCTCTAAATAATATATCTGAGTTATTCTTTGTATTGACAACTTCTTTTTTATTAATACTAAACACTTCATCAAATCCTAGCAGCCCTATCTTTTCTAAGAACTCAGGAATAATTGAAAGGTGTGCTGAAGTCATTGTAAAACGAGTAAACAGTATTCTTATCCCTTTAGTCATAGTCAGTAAAGTAAGAAACACTGTTACAGCAAAAGATTTTCCTGAACCTCTACCTCCTGTTATAATAAAGTATCTAGCATCAGAATTAAATAATGGATTGTATTTCTTATTCAGTATCAGTTTCAACAAATGTTATTACAGGCATATTGATAACCTTATCACCTGAAGTTATATCTAACTCGGACTTCTCTACATATCCCCTACGCTTTCCTTTTGTCTTTAAGAAGAAGATTGTAGCTGATGTTGAGCCATCCCCTATCTGTTTGTGTAATTGGCTTTCACCAAAATCTAATGCTATGTTTTCAATGTCCTGAACTTGTTTAGCAAATTCTTCATCTTCATTTAGCCATTTATAGTATGTTGAACGTGGAACGTCTGCTGACTTACAAGCAACTGTTACAACTCCTAAACTCTTTTCTAAAGCTTTCAATAAACTTTCTTTTTTAATGTGTCTACTTTTGTCCATATTAAATTCCTTTAAATGCTTTCAATGGATAGAAGATTAAACTATTTCTATACCCATTTTCTGCTATTGGTTTTATTGGTGTTACTCCGTGTACATTTTTCCAAGCAGGATAAACTAACATTGAGTTGTCTGCTTGTTCAAAGGTTAGGTTATAGTCAGGCACATTTAGGCAACCCCCATTAGCGTTGTTTCTTTTTGTTAGTATTGTATTTACTGTTCCTACTATGTTTCCTGTATCTCTGTGAAATGGTGCTGATATATTAAAGTTAGATATACTGCTTGTGTACATTGTTCCAAACTTCCATTCATCTTTTACATCTTCAAAGAGTTCTACTTGCCTTTCGTATATCTTTGGGGTAAGTTCTTTAATGATTTGTTCAGCTTCTAAACAAGCTCCCCACATTGCCTTAATAAATGTCTTTGCTGACTTATCTCTATGTACTGCTGATATGTTAGGGTAAGGTCTACGCATATGAGGTTTTGGAGCTATACTTCCTATAATTGTACTCATTTGAACAACTCCTGTCGCCTTTGCTTCTTTTCTTGTCATACCTTGATTGTAAACTTTATCAAAAACATCACTACGTTCCAATAAACTTTTTGGAACATTATCACCTCTAAACTCTTTGTCTGCTACTGCTAACAACAAACTAAGTCTTTCACTATACTTTGATACATCTTTAATATAAAAACCAATTATCTCCCCATCAAGTTCTAATAAGCAGTCTTCTTTAATGTTTGGCTCATAGTATGGGCAGTCTTTACCTATCTTAATATTGTGTTCTACTTGTTTGAGTTTTATTGTTTTCATTTTGCTCTTGGGTTTAGTTTAATTTCTGTATGACTGCTTTTCTTTTTAGTGTTTAATGAACAGTATTGAGGATATTTATTTATAAGCGTTAAAGCACTTGCAGTAACCCTATCTTCTGTTCTAGTAATTTGCATACCCCCATCCTCATCATAGTAATTAGTTTTTGGAGCTATCATATTTAATCTGACTACTTTTTTATACTTATCAAAATACAATATAGTCCTTTCAAAATCTTCTTTATCCTCTAAGGTAACAGACAAAGTTCTGTCCTGTGTAATTATTTGACCATAGAAACAACCCACTATGTATTTTAGATTTGTGCTTATTTTACCATTCATATAAAAACCATTATTGACAGCACATATTCCAAATAAAGCCGTATTATGTTTTACACATTCATTGAACCCTATCTTGTATAATGACAATAAGTCTGTAAATAATTTAGTTTTATTTCCTGACTTTATGTAAAGACCTTCAATGTCATCATCAAAGAATAAAACCTTTTCACCTGCTTCATAATAAAAGTCCATAAAATTTCTTTGACCTTTTAAAGTTTCTTTTCCTATTACAATTTTTAATCCTTTATTGACTGATTTTTTATAGTCTTTGTATTCTTCTTCATTTGCTACAAAAATTGTTATACATTTCAAATCTATTTTACAATCTTGTAACAAATACTTTAATGTCTTTTTACATAGTGTTTCAACTCTTTTGTATGAGGGTATAGCTATTTTCATTTATCGTTTCTAAAAGCATTTAAAACAATTAACCCTACATTCTTCCCTTCCTTTCTTGCTGTGTTTATCAGTAATACAGCTTCGTCATAATGTTCAGGTTCAAACTCAATTTGTATTGCTCTCTTTACTCCTGCTTCTTTATCTTGTAATGTTGAGCCTAAATCTAAATCTTCTAATACAGAATAGTCTACAGCTTCTTCAGGTTGCCAAACATCCATCCCCCATTCTCCTAGCTTTGCATTATCCCATTCGTTTCCTAGAATATCCCAATCCCATTCACCGAACCCTACATTATCCTTTACGATAAATTCTTCTTTCTGTTCTTCTGTCAAGCCTTTAGCTATTTTAACAGGCACTTCTTTTAGCCCTGCTGCAACACAAGCTTTGTATCTCATATTGCCCCCTAAGATGACATTGTTCTCGTCAAGTATTATTGGTCTTAGGTCTAGCATTTCAGGAAAGTCCTTAATTGACTTTACAAGTTTTTTAAATTTAGCTTCCTTGATTATTCTAGGATTGCTTTCGTTTGCTTTTAATTCGTTGATTTTTAGTTTCATAGTATATAATAGAATTTTTGTTAATTTATTTAGTAGTCTTCATTTACTCCTCTTGTGCCTATAAGTTTTTCTTTAGCTCCTGCCCATAGTTTATCCCTTTGTTTACTTAAACTAGGTTCTGTTCTTTTAAGAGTAGGCATTCCGTCAGTTGGTTTGCTATCCATATATTTACCACATTCACAGAGTGCTTCCTTAGTTACCCAATTCCCATCTCTTAGAACTATTGTAGCTTTTCCTATTTCCATTGTCTTACCACATTCGCAACTATATAGTGTCATTGTGTATTCTTTCTAATTCAAAGTGTAGGTGGTTTATTGCTTTTCTAATATCTTCAACTCCTCCGTCATTATGTTTGTTCTTACTTCTCAAAAGGTAAGTTACTGCTGTTCCGATATTGTAAGTTAAATCAAAGTTGCTTACTACATCTTTAGCCATATATCCGTTCTTTCCTTTATAATATTCAGGTATTTTATTATCTTTCATTTATTCTATCGTTTTCTAGTCCTCCTGTTAATGTTTCTACTTTATCAATTCTGTACTTTATCTTGTTGTTTCTTTTGGCTCTGATATTGCTTTCTATTATACTCATTACCGTAAGTACAAAAATTACAAATAATAAAAAGCACACTATTAGTTTTAATGTCATCATTTGCTTAAAAGTTTTAAAAGTTGGTGCGGTGTATATATTCTACTATCACCATCATAGTTATCATATATCATTGTAAAGTTATCATTCTCCCAAGTCCAAAGACTTTTGACATTCTTTTTAATATGGTTTTTTAAAATCCATTTAATTGTTTTGTAAGTTCTTTTCATATCTATTGTTTTAAGTATTGTCTTATTCTGCTTTCACTTAACTTATACTTCTTAGCAAGTTCCTTTACGCTTTTACCTTTACTATGTAAATACTGACAATTTTTAGCCCTTCCTAAAATCTCATCACTTTTTATGTCTGTCCATTTATTATCTTTACTGTTGTAATTTTTCATCTTGTTTAAGTTTTAAATACGCTAAGGGTTCAGAAAAAAATAAGAAAATAACCGCATTGTTATTTAAGTTAAGTTTAGCCCTTAGCATATTCATTATAAAGTTTTTTTATTCCATCAAAGCAAGTTGAAATACAAGAGCCACAATTCGTTCTGACATTGTAGTTAGTATTGTATATTGTATTATAAGTTTCAATCATTCTCTTTTTAGCTGCTTGGTCTTTTGCTCTTCCTGTTTTCAAGTCTTTCCACATATCTAATATTTCATCTACTATTTCCTGAGGTAAAGTTTCAGGAGCTTCTACTT